CTGGTTCACTGCCCCTCTTGTTAGCGTTTTCGCTAACACCCTGAGAAACTCGTGAACGGTGTACAGACCGTTGCTCTCAAGTGGTTCTATGAAACCAGCCGAAAGGCCGATGGCGACGACATTCTTGACCCAAGTTCTGCGGTGAATTCCAACCCGAATCTGAATGTCCTTGAACTCCAGTTCGTCGACTTCCTTGCGGGTTCGCTTGAACAGAATCTTGTCGGACATGAGGTATTGCTTGAATTCCTCTTTGGCATCCTCTGGCTCAATGAACTTGTCGCTGTAGACGTATCCGGTTCCGAGCCTTGACCACGACGGAATGTTCCACACCCATCCGTGCCCGAGAGCAATGGAGTTGGTGAACGGTTCCAGTTCGGCAGTTTTGTTCTTGTACTGCACCCTAGTAGCCCAAGCCCTGTTGTTTGGCAACAGCCAGTCGTAGGGAATGAATTCCTCTTTGAGGAACTTGCTGATGACTATCGCATTGAAGCCGGTGCAATCTATGAATAGATCGGCAGTGATCCGATCCCCCTTGGAGAGAACCAGTTCCCCGACACCCTTTTCACCAGGGACAATTTCTACGACGGTATCTTTTATCAGCTTTACGCCGCGTGGGACCGCATACCGATCCCTCAGCCATGCACCGAACTTTGTTGCATCAAAGTGGTAGGCGACGTCATAGTCCGGATCGTAATTGTCAAATGTTCCGAGCCTGTTGAGGGAAAACTTATTCTGCTCAAACAGCGCAGCGGACGGGAAATAGCACCTTACGAAATCCTCAATTGGGGTCTCTGGCTTGACATACTTCTTGTAGAACCATGCCTTTAAGCCTCCCGGAATCCCCTCAAGGTATGGATGTCCGAACGGGTAGTGGAATGCCCCGCCGTCCTTCTTGTAGAAGTCGGTGAACTTGATGCTCATCTTGTACGAGCCGTCGGTGTAACTAAGAAAGTCTTTTTCGTCGATACCCAAGAAGCGCGTGTAGTCGTTTATCCCCCCAAGGGTGCTCTCACCGACGCCGACGATTGCAACATCTGGGCTTTCAATGGCCACAATTTCCTTGTCTGGAAATGCCTTGATCAGGTAGGCAGATGTCATCCAGCCTGCCGATCCACCGCCTATTACGACAATCTTGTTTATGTGCTCAATCATTTTCCCTCAATGGTTCTGGTAAGCATCCATGGACAGACTAGCATTTTGGGAAAAGGCAGAAGGCATGTTTGAGAACAAAGAAACCATCAAGGTAGGCAAAGACCAGCTTTCTCAATGGAAAGTTATGATAGCCATACCCTGCTACGACCAACTTATGACTGAGTCATGCATGATGTCGTTGGTTGACGCAACTGTCCTCCACACAAGGGCTGGTCTCCAGTTCTCGGTAATGACCATGTCCGACTCCCTCATATCAAGGGCACGGAATATCCTTGCCGCAAGATTCATGTCCTTGAAGGACTACACCCACCTGATGTTCATAGATGCCGACTTGGGCTTCCCCAAGGAGGCACTTGTAAAGATGCTCTGGCACGATAAGGACATAGTTACAGGGTCGTACCCAGTGAAGGAAATCAACTGGGAAAAGGTCGCAGAGGCGGCCAAGGCTGGCACAGAACCAAGCAAACTTCTAGAGAAAAGCCTTCGCTACGTGGTAAACCCAGTACAAACTGGTCAAACGGAACTTGAGTACGACAAAGGAGCGATATCGGTTTATGATGCCGGAACCGGATTCATGCTCATCAAGCGGTCGGTGTTTGAGAAACTCTTTGCCCTGCACCCAGAACTAAAATTCACAGATGACACAGGGACGCTCAAGGGCGACGAAAACAATTATGCCTACGCTTTGTTCAACTCGTTCGTTGAGTCCGGAAGGTTCCTTTCCGAAGATTACGGTTTTTGCCGTTACTGGCAGGCTGCTGGCGGTCGAATATGGACTGACCCGTCAATTGCGCTGACACATGTCGGAAGATCCAAATACCACGGCACCATGGTTGAATACCTCAACGGATTGGTTCAGAAATGACCGAAGAACACCCTTGGCTTAAACCAAGCATGTCAAAGACCAAGCGACGAAACATGATGAAGGCAATCAAGGATTACCCACACATTCAGCCGCCAGATCACATTGAGGATTACATCATTGTTCCCGGCGACAAAACCGATTGGGCGTTTTACGGTGCTTGGGAACGAATCAAACAAGCCTTCAGTCTCGTGTGGAGCCAATCCAAAAGGTTCTCAGACAGGTCCTATTGGACGAAGGTGAACACCATTGAGGCAGTTTCTTTTGCCACCAAGATATGCATTATTTTCCCAGGCTTGTTATTCGGAAGGCAATGGTGGTGGCTCTATGTTTTCGCCTTGATATCAAGCCTCTCGCTCATCGCAACATCAACGGTAAAAACTCTTCCAACCATTATTTGGTTCAATATTTGCTGGAGCATCCTCGCAACGACTGCACTGCTCAAGCACTTTATCTAGGGAGTCACCACTGGCTTCTCTTCGGAGCAGCAAGCCTCTAGATATTCTTTCAGTTTTGTAGTCCGCTCAACCATTGCATCCGACATGGGGTCGGTCGTCCATGTGGAGACAATGGAGTATCTTGGCGCTCCAGTTACATCGCCGATTCCGTGTGAATGAACTTCATCTGCACCACTTGCGTATACAAATCCAAGTCGCGGTGTTATTTCCACGCCCAGATTGGGGTAGTACGAAATACCACCAACGAAGTTATCGTTCAGAAATGTCACACAACCTGCAAACACCCCAGACCCGTCTGCCCCAAAACGATGTGGCACCTGCTCTTCGCCAGGAAGAACTCTTACAATTGCCATGAAGGCAACATTGCCCTCCGTGCCGAATGACTTGGATACAAACTCTTGTGTTTTCTTGTATATCTGCATGGAAAGCCTTTGAAGCGCAGGCGATGAGTACCGACGGTGCTGAAGGGTGGTGAAGAAATCTATTGTCCTATTGTCAAACAGGGTTCCAGGCATTGAATCCCACTCGTCTTGACACTCGGCCATCCAAGTCAAAAAATCGCACTCTTCTGGACTGAGGAAATTCTCCTTCTGATAAATCTTGGCGTCCTGCATGACGGTCGACCTTTTGTTTGTTTAGTGCTTGGACAATAGCGTTTTCCTGAACTCACTGTACTCGTTGTTGTAGTCAAACATCGTCACCGCCGCAAACTTGGTTCCAGATGTAACCGGCAGACTCGCATGGCTGTACAAGAATGTGGATGGGAACACTATTATCTGACCCTCTCGGGGTTTGACTTTTAAGTCAAACTTGTCAAAGTGCAATTCGCCACCCTCGTAGTCATCATTGAAGTATGCGACCGTTGAGACGGTACATACATAGTGATACGCATGGTCGGAGTGATATGAAAAGTGCTCCCCAGTGGAATACTTTACGAAATTTACTGCCTCCATAAAACCCATATTTATTTTGTAATCCCTAGAGTAGTTCTCTACACATGCGCGTATCTGTCCAGTAGTGGTTTTGTAAATTTCTCCAACTTTTTCTTGTACCGATTCAACTTGGTCTTCACGCATCTTGAAGTCGTAGCAATTCCTGTAGCTCGCATCTGGAATCTGCTCATATCCAACGGCAGCCAATGACCACCTATTGCATGACTGTTCATGTGTCAGGCACTGATCAAGATTGGCAGAAATCTGCTTGTTCAGTTCGGATTGGTAAATACGGATACCAAACTTAGGATTGCCTAGAGACTCATATTTCACGACGGTAACTGCTTGCATCAAGGTTGACCTTCTCCTCGACGGCACCCATCATCCACTTGGATGTTTTGAACTCCTCGGCAAGTCGATCCTGTTCCATTTTGCCCCACACTTCTGAACCATACTTCAGTTCATTTGCTTTCCATTCTGGGCTTCCGTCATACTCGTACCCCCAGAACATGCGCAGAAACAACTTCCTATTTGAGAGGGTTTTGCACACGCCGTGGTAGTACGGGTGGTGAGCCGGGAGTATCAGCATGTCCCCTGCCTTTGGTTTGTACTTCAAGTGAACGAAGGGGTCATTTTCCGAAATGTTGTCGGCTCGCTCAAATACTTTGAATGCTATTTCCCCACCTTCATAG